GAGAGGATAAAACTTTATCTCTTATTTCACCACTATGGTACTGAGGTGATAATTTTTCTACTGAAATGTATTGGTCTGGTCTATCATAATTTAATCCAGTATCAGGATTTTCAAATGCCAAAAAAGTACCAGAATCGTTTCTCAATGGTTTTGTTTTTTCTAAAGGAAGTTTTCCAAGTTTTTCATCGACTACTTCAACTACATCTTGTAAATCGATAGCTTGTTGTAATTTGTGTTCATACTCAACTCTATCTTGTTCATGTAATTTTTGCCAAAACTCGTTTTCTTTTAGTTCTTTTTTTGTGTACGGCATATGTTATCTCGTTACTTTAAATGAATTCTTCTCATCAAAATATTGAATAGTTTCTTCTGATGTTCCACTACCGCTGACTACTTTAAATTCAAACTTATAAAATCTTTCTGCCTGAAAAGCATCTAGCCACACATTAAAATAATTACCTTTAGAGTCACAGCTTACAAGTGAGCCTGTTCCAAATGGAACAATAACATCAGCAGTATCGTCATCTATTATAGAGTAATAAACTCCATCGCCTCCGATATTTTCTACGCTTCCACTTGGCAAATACTTTGATGTTAAGTAAGTTGAAGAAGTATTTGAATAAGACTTAGTAGGATATCTTCCTCTACCACTAACTCTAAACTTAATTTTAGATTTCTCTTTATAGCTATCCCTCATATTCTTCATATAAAAAACTAAATCATCTAATTCATCGCTATCTAAAGCACTTAAACTACCAGTAGACCATTTAGTATCAAACCATTCCACTTCTAATTTTGGCGGATAGATTGTATTTGTTTGTCGTGAGAAGAATGAAAAATTACCATATTTTTTCTTATTTCCCTCTTCGCCTGAGCCAGATATAAACGCATCTGCTTCAGCCGCACCATTACCTAAACTTCCACTTCTTTTAATAATAAATCCTTCATTAGCATAAGTTCCATCAAGCCATTTATTTATAATAGGAGTAACATCCATTCTCATATCTTGTGAACCATAACTAAATGATTGTGAACCATATACATTAGTATGAAAAGTTCCACCCTGCGCAACAGAACCTGATAAACTAGCAGAAGCTTCTAACCACCAATCTGCAGTGTCTGCGCTAGTTCTGTAATTCCAACTTGCACCTTCTGTTGTTCCAGGATTATCAAATCTAAACCCTTCTCCGACATCCCAACTTTGACTTACCGGATAAGCCCATAATGATTGACTAATAGATAAATCGGTTGGATTAGCATCATAAAGATTTAAATAATATTTTGGGTTTGTAATTAATCCTCTGACTATAGATGATGAAATATAAGCCAAATCAAATTTCATAAGTATTCGAGAAACTTTAGTTTTAACTCCGCTATCATCAACATCTTTTCTTATTTCTAATATCTCATCTAAACCAGTATTCATACTTCCCGAAGCTGAATATAATGTTGTATCCGATTCTGGATAAATAAAGTAATGCATTATTAACCTCCCGCTGAATCGCCAACTACTTTACCTTCAATATCAGTAGTTGGAAATTTTAGTTGAAAACAACTTGGGTCCATAGACGGATAAATAACTCCTTCCTTAGTAGCCGTTTTTATGTCATACAAGTTACCAGAGTAACCAGCAGATGTAGCAAATTTGTTTACGATTGTAACCGGTGGTCTGTCATTAGTGCTTGAAAAAGGATCTGTATCTTCAGGCGGAACGACTGCTGAAACTCCGTCAACCAACGATATCTGATAAGCTAAGTCTGCCAATACTATAGGTTGTCCAATTTGCCACTTATCAATATCAAAAAATTCTTTAACTCTTTCAATAGCCTGTAGAACAACTTGTTCTTTATTATATCCTGACTTTGCAAGTATATTGAATTTAACTCCTATATTAATAACATAAGCATCCTTTATATTTACAGCATCGGTAATCATTCTGAACTGAGTTAGATAGGTTTGTATATTTGATTTAACTGCTTGATTTACAGATGCTAAACTTTTATTGGCATCATAACCTAAAATATACATATTAAGTGCCAATGGATTTTCAATTCTTTTAGCAGCTACTCCTGTGTTTCCTATTGTTCCGGCGGAAGGATCAATTTGTGAGTCTTGCACTATGTAAGCCTTTGCTATATTACCATACTTAGGTGGCATAGCATACACTCTTGTTATGTAATCAGCTTTAGTGACTGCTCTTTGTTGTGTTTGAAAGTAAGCTAAAGTATTCTGTTTAACTTCAATTACGCTTTCAGCACCCTTACCACCAGAAGTAGGATTGGGATTAGTAACAGCTAAAGAATTTTTTGATGTAGTAACCAATCCAGCATTTAATCCAGTTTCATCAAGCGTAAGATTAAAGGAAGTTAGACTTTGTATAGAATTTGCTGGAACATTATGATTTACACCACCTCCGTATCTATAAGTTATAGTTAATGTAGTATTGGATGGTGCCTGACCATAAGTCTTTGTGTTTAAAAAGTTAGATGGATCAAATGAAGTATTCAGATATGATGGCGATCCGGGCAAACTAGATCCTACATTATTTGGATTAGGAACTATCTCTTCATCAGGAGAATCTGATATACCAGCCCCAAAACGAATCTCAGTTCTATTATCAGTAGCTACAAATGTTACAAATCTTCTAGAAGTTTTTAGTAACTTCATTAAATAAGGTGCTTGGTCAGCGTAAGAAGATAGTTCGGGATCATTAAGTTCTGTATTTTCCATATCTTGAAATACGGTGTCTTGTGCTAAAAAATCAACTTCATACCAATCATTACCATCATCATCTTTACAAGAAATAACTTCAGTAACTCCGGCATTAGCTAATTTAATTCTAGAGTATTTTTCAGCAGCATTGAAACTAAAAAATTCTGTAACTGTATTTCCACTTTCTATTTTTACTGATTTTTTAAGTAAATAGGTAGTGGGAACATTATTAGCACTTTCGTATACAGAAGTTTCCATTGGATCGTAAGAGCTAGAAAATTTAAAATTAATATCCTCTACTGTTCTAAAATTTATTCCAGTATTAGATCCCATAGTTCCACCAGCATTGACTTTTACAGCATATCTTAAATCAGGCTTTACTGTATAGTTTGTTCCTGTTCCCGATGATATAGCAGGGACTGTTTGAAATACTTCTACTATACCTGAAGATGGAGAAGCTACTTTTGGTTTATATCCAAATGATTGTGCCATATTGTATACGGTTTTCTTTTCTTCAGCAAAAGCCAATAAACTTTCTTTAAATTGATTATCTATATAGTATGATAAAACATCTCCTACATAAGATGCCATTTCAATAAACATCATACCGGGTGATGATTCGTTAAAGTCATTATATGTATTTGGAAAATAAACTTTAGCAAATTCAATTAGATTAGCTTTAAATGAAGAAAAGTCTTTATTTAAATATCTAACTTCTTTTACTGATTTTTTAGAAACTGAATAAGGCATTTATTATCTCCGTTAAAAGTCGTAGAATGGATTTACTTCAAAATCATTAACATCTTCATATTCTCCTGTATCTTCATTCAATACAGTGGTTTCAGTAGCTCCATCACCTACGCTCAAATCACCCTTTTTTAGATTTAAATCTAATTGAGCAACTTTTTGATCTACATTTATTGTGAATTTCATACTAACATTAACAGCATTTTCAAATTCACCGCTTGTAGTTACATCAATTGATTGTATATTTACATATGATAGCCATTCACCCATAGCTTCTCTGATGGCTTCCTCTATACTACTTGCAATATTTCCATCATCTGGCTCAAATAAAACTCTGTATAAGTTACTTCCAAATGTAGGATTTCCTAATCGCTCACCCTTTATAGTTAGTAAAAGGTTTCTAATATTAGAACGAGCTTGATCTAATGTTGTTTTTGTTTTTGCAAAAAATCCTTGATCTCCGTGACTTAAAGGTAGGGATACACCTATAAATACATTAGGATCTAAATCTTTTTCAAGTGTTGACATTATATCTTACCATCTTTTTTATCTAAAGCTTTCATCACACCCCTATAATCTTTTGTTAAATCGCCCATTACATCTTGAACCGCTTTCTTTGATGTATCAGCACCTGCTGCTTGTGCTGTTTGTATAGCTGATAATTTTCTTTTATCTTCAGCACTACCTAACATACCACCATAACCCATAGCCTGTGCCATCTTTGAACTATCAAATGTTCCTCCACCCATTGTTGGATATTCATCGGTTTCACCACTATTAGCGGTTTCATTCAAAATATTATTCAATACAGGATTCTTAGTATAAGTTATTTTTTCTTTTGGTTTAGGTTCTCTTTTAGGTAAAACTTCCACAACACTCTCCTCTGTTAGAGGAACACTATTTGCCATTGATTTTATACCTTCGTTAATAAATATCTGTCTGACTTCTTTTTTAACTTCTTGTTTGACTATTTCTTTAATTAATGATAATAATTTACCTGATTTTGCCATTACTAACTCCTATTTTATATAAATATAACATTTTTAATTTAATTCTAATTTCTTAAAGCTTCTTCTCTATCTTTTTTAAGCTGGTCTCTTTTCTTCTTATCTGCTATAGCCTTTGCTAATTTTTGTTTAGTGTCTCCAATAAAATTTCCTAACCCATCAACGGCTGGTCCTAAAGCATCTTTAGCAGACTTAACATCTTCTATTTCTTTTTCTATTTTATTTTGTAATTTGTCTTGAACAACTGATATAGCAGCTGCGGCTGGATTTAAAGCTGATCCTATTGTATTAGCTTCTTTTAGAGCAACAGCTGTTTTTTTAGTAGCCGATACTGTATTAACTATATTACCGAGTTGTTGTTCAGCAGCTTGTAAAGTTTCTTTTCTTTTTTCTAATTTTTTTAATTCATCCAACAACTTTTCTGCTTCTTCAAGTCCACCTCCGCCTGCATTGATACCCTTAATTATTACACTAGCTTTATCACCCAATACTTTAGATGGATTATTTATTAAATTTGAAATCTGTTTTCTTATTGAGTCTCCAATGCCCATTATTTATCAACTCCTTTATCTATCCCCTCAATTATCTGATTAATCATTATCCACGAACCCCTGCTGCTACAGTTCTCCTATCAATCTCATACTCCTTAGTGGTAACCTCTTCAATTTCTTCCCATTTAGTATCTGCGAACATAGATTCTAAGCTTGGTAACTCACCATCTTCCTGAACCTTATCATCAGCTACAAAAACTTTTTTACTATTAAATTCGGCAGTAATATCTGGATTAGCTAGATTTAATCTTTCTGTAAGTGCATCTAAAGCTTTTTCTACCGGATCATACACGAGATTTACTGCGTCTACTATAGCTTGTTCTTTATTAGAAGTCAAATGTTTTTTCATTGATAAATTGTGATTCTTCAAAGCTAATAAAAAATCGCTTAAATATATCGCCAGCTCATTACCTTTAACTATAGGATTTACAGAATCCACAGTTCCTAAGTTAATTTCTCCAAATTCACTTTCTAAATTTATGCTTGTTCTTGCTGCTAACGATATATGTCTTGAAGAGTAAGCATTTATATCACCATTGTTTTTGGTATTAAACACTATTGAATCAGCATTCATAGTAATCGTAGGTTTTGGTCGTGTTTTTTCTTTATCGTCAGCGTCTTTACCATCAGGAGCTACTCCTAAGTAAGGCGTTTTCATCTGACTTGCAACATCCGTTTTTAAAGGAACGTGTTCATTTGTTGTTATATAAATACTAGCATCATCATTGTTAATGTTAGTTTTGTGACTAATGAGCGCACTAGCTTCTTTAAGATTTAATTGTTCACTAGCAACTTTTGATTGACCAACTGTTATTTTTACAGAAGGATTTTTATAATCAGGAGCACTGCTAAAATGAATGGATTGACCAAATCTTCCTTGCATTACAGTATCACCTTGCTTAATTGAAACCTTTCTATTTAACTTTATGTTCTGTGGAAAAACTAATCCTTCTCCTGGCTCACCAACTAATCTATTCATTACAACCCTACCATTTAAATTTAGTGGATTTGAATAATATAAAGCCGATTCGTTTTTACTATTAATATATTTAGCAACATTAACTACTTCACCCTTTAATGGATACTGAACTATATGCTGGGATATTGGTTTTATAGGTTTGCTTATTCCAATAGAACCACCACTCTTTTGACTTACTGTTAATTGAACAATAACGGCTCCCAAGTAACTTAAATCTGGAGCTGCTCCATCACCTTTTAGTTTAGGAAAATTTGGTTCTGTTGGGTCTGTAAATACTCTGATAACTTTAGCCGGCTCAATCTCATAGAATTCATCATTATTTTGACTCATTTCTTTGATTTTAGAAACCACTTGGTTCATATTTACATATCCACCACCATCCTTAACCTTTCCGCTAATAGATTTTA